TTGGGAAGTTGTTACGATAGTAGCATATTGACTTGAACCTAATACAAATTCATATAACTCTCCTGCAGCATTATCAGTTTCTGCTGTGTATACACTTGATTTTCCTGCTTGGATAGTAGAAGCTCCTGTAAGTGTTATTATTGGTGCTGTTCCACTAGTTTGATTTACATTATTATTTAAAAAGTATTTAACTGCTAAAGTTTGATTTGGAATAGCTTCTAGAAGATTCATACTCTCTATCGCTTGTCCATAAAAGTTTGAACCATTAGGGTGTGTGATATCATACAATCCGTAATCAATCTCATCATCTGCTAATGCAAACTTTGTAATTTTAAATTTTCCTTCTCCTTGTGCTAATAACTCACGACCTTTTTTCGTTAATATAGCATCTACTGTTATGGTTGTGTTATCTAAAACTCCCATTTTTACTCCTAATTGTGATTAAATTTTGATTTCATTTTGAAACTACTTCGGTGTCAATTATAAATATATGAAAACAAAATTTTTAGTTAAATTAATTATTTTTTACTACCTCAAGTCTTTTACCAGTACTAGTCTGTTTAGTGACTACGGCTGTCTGTGATGTTGCTGATACAATAAATGGAAGTTCCCCATCTATTGTAGTTTCAATCGTATTTTTTACCCCCTCAAAATGAATTTTTCTATATCCACTCAAATAATCTGAAGGTGGTTGGTATTCAGCCTTTTTAAATGATGATGAATACGCGTGAAGTGCAGAACTTGAATATTGTGCATAAATCTGTTGACTTAAACTTGTAGTTAAAGGTTCTCCGACAGCACCTGAACCAGTATAAAATATATCTCTTACTTCAAATCTATCACTTAATCTTGATGATGAAATAAATGGTGATAATGCTTCATTGAACAATACATCAGGAACTTTCACTCCTTCTGTAATAGAACCTGTTGCATAACTTCTTACAAAAGAGTCTTTGTATCTACTACTATTTAATGATGATGATAATGACGCACTTCCAATCAAATAAAATGAAGGTTCTTGGAATAAACTCTCTGATACCACACCAGTATAATCATTTGTTGAACCAGAAGCAGATATTATTGCTCTACGGAGTGATTGTGTTGCTTCTAATAAACCTACATTTATTTCTCCCTCTCGTAATAAACTTTCAATACTTGGTGTCTTACCTATTATTTCTTTTGGTCTTTCTAATATAGTAGGTTCGATTAATAAACCAAAATTAAACTTGGTTCTTGCTGGAATTACTTTTTTAATTTGTTCAAATATTGCTTGGTCATAAAATTTTATTAACCTTATATATTCCCAAAAATTATTTGTTTTTGTATATTTTTGGAAATAAGATTCGGCTAGTTCTCTTAAACCTCTATAAAATAATTCTTGTTCATCTCTCGGGTCTCCAATCTCTTTGTCAATGTCTATGTCTGCTACTGATTCAATTATATCTCTGTTAATAACATCTGTTGGTGAGAAGAACACACCGACCTTATTTGAATCAATTGGTGCTGTATCATATGAACTTTGTTCTGTTCTATAATCAACCGATAATCCAGAACCACTATTTATCCAATTTCTTTCTATACGAACTTTTGAATTTGATAGTTTATATCCTATATTTGGTGTAAGAGATTTTTCTTCTTGTTCTACATTACTAAATGTATTTGCTGTAAATCCAACTGCACTACCAGATTCAAACGCTCCGTCTGAATTAGCAAATAATTTCTGGTCTGGTGCTATATTACTTAAATCTGATGATGTTGATAGATTTTTATTATCATCTAATCTCAATCTAAATACTAAATCTGTAAATGATGCTGATGTGTGATTACCATTTATTGCTTTTGGAGCGGCTGTGTGATTGTTAAATGCTGATTCTGTTAGTGGTGCATTAAAGTATCTTATCTCTTGTAATGAACCTGTAAACTCTCCACCTAAATCACCAAATGAACCAGTTGACCCAAAGAATATATCACCACTTGCAGTCCATTGTCCGTTATGTAGTGATGAAGTTAATCCTGTTCCTGTGGTTGAACCACTAAGTGTCATTGAAGTTGATGAATCATAAAGAATTTTACTTCTACCAGATTCATATTGTTTTACAAATAAATTATATTTTAAACTTGATGTTGTTTCAAATTCATTTTTTACTTCTTGGTCGTATCCACTACTTAATTCTCTTGTAATACCTACTGACCAAAATTCATTGTTAAATACCGGGAACAAAGATGAAGTTACACTTTCAGTCCCAAAAGAACTTGATAATAAAAATTCTACTTTACCTTTATTGTCTGTTGTTGAACCTTCGTCAATCAATCTAACTGCAAATTTTTGGTCTTTGGCTACCAATACTTGATTAGAACTTGAAGCGGCTCTAAATCTAAATTCAATAGTATCTGGTGTTCTTAAACTACCCGATACTTCTTTCCATTGTGTTTGAATATATTGACTATTTTTAAAGTCTAACGCTCTTGTGAATCTTTGTCTAATATCAAATGTTGGTTGATATTCTTTTACATCTGGTCCACCATACTCATTAATTCTTAATATTGTTGGTGGAATACCATACGCATTAACAAGAGCTTGAATTGACTCTTTTGTTCCTTTTCTTTTTAAAATATAAGGCATACTCGATAACACACGACCCCATATTTCTCTTTCAATATCTTTTTCTGATTCCGTTGAGTAAACTTCATATGTTGATGAAGTTGCTGAACCACTTAATTGGTATCCTTTTATGTATCTATGTAGTTCTACTAGTTCTTTACCTGATGGTTGTTTCCAACCGAATGCATCTGATATAGTCCAAACTAAATCTTTTGATAATCCTTCTGTTAATTTTTCTCGTCTATCATAAGTGTCTTCAAATGCTTTAATGTAAATTAAAAAGTTGTCAAAGTAATGTCCAACCATATCTAAGAAATCTAAAAATGGTTGATTTTCAGAATCTCTTATAATGTGCTCTGGAATTAAATTGACTAAACGATTTGGATTGTTTTGGTCATAGATAGAAGCGGAAGTTATATTGTTGTTATACCAAGTTGTAGCGGCTGATGCTGTTACATCTACTAGTGTATATGGTTTAGAAGAATTTGTCTTTGGCCAACTTGTGTCAAATTCTAACCCAAATGAACTTGTATTGGCTGATGAGCTTTCATAAAATAAATACTTTTCGTAATGGTCAAAGTTATTTACAATACCATTTTTTAATTCTTCATTTTTGGCTATTACTGAATCATATACTGATGATGTTGTTGTAGCTTTTACTGCGAAAGATGCACTTTCTAATGAGTATGCTTCATATTGTTGCAATTTTGTTCTAAAGTTTTGTAGTCTTTTTTCTACCGAACCAAATGTTGAAAAGTTTTTATATTCATTATAGTCAACATTTATTTTTACTGAGTTACTACCACTTTGTAATTCATTAAATAAAGAACTTGATAAAAAATTATTATTAGTATAAATGTCTTCTAAACTTTTTTGTCCTGTTTTAGAATTGTTAATATAGTCTATCGATTGTTCTGTTGGTTGTCTTAGTATAGGGTCTCCTAATTCAGCATCTTCAAATGGATATAGTCTTATAGTTTCTCTAATTGGTTCAGACATTTCTTGAACAATATGAACATTTTGTTTTACTTGAACATTATTTGGAACTTCATCATAAGTTTTTAAAACTACCGAGTGTGGTGCTATTTTTACACTATCAACATCAGTTTGTGAATTTACAATTACTGATTTTTGATTATTTCCAAAATCAATTAGTGTGTTTAGTTTTTTATAATCAAAATTATTATATTTAATAGCCCAATTAATACTTTGGTCATATGTTTTTGGATTTAAATTATCATCAAGTTTATCTTTTAAAGCATCTTGTGTAGTTATGATACCTTGTTCAACATCTACATTTGTAATTTTTGAAACAAATCTTTGATATATTTTTTTTGGGATAGATGAACTACCACCAGTACTTCCACCACCAGTTCCAGTTCCACCACTACTATTAATAACTTTCCAATTACCAGGAATTTCATATACCACTTCTTCAGTCGAATCTGGTCCAGATTGTTCTCTAGTGAATACTCTAGCTACAACATTCCAATTACCAGTATAATTCTCGAAGTCTAGTGTTAGTTTTGAATTACTACTTGGTGGTGATGGACGAAAAGTTTGACCATTGTATGAAAGAAGAAATTGATAATTCGTTATTTGTATTCCAGAATCATTTTCGGTTGTTTCTACTTCAATAGTTCCTTTTTTAACTGAATCACTAACGACAAATGTTTGTAATCCATTTACAATTGAAAAATTTTCTCCATATGTTAGTTTAAGTTGCATTAGAAGTTAATTCCTTGTCTTACAAATTGTTCTGCAAATTTTAAGTTTTCAGAACCCTCTGATACATTATAATCTGGTATTACTGTAAACAAGTTTGGTCTGTAAATAGTAAATCCTCTTTTTGTGTTATTCAAGTTAAAATTTAAATTAAATTCTACACTATATAGTCCACCAAATCTTTTGTGGTCAGTTGGGATTGGTATTGTTCCTGTTGTTCCATTACCATTAAATTTTTGTTTTGACTCTGATACAAACTTATCATTACTTACTAAATCAATACCATATAATTTAACTAAAAGTTCTGGTTGTAAAAATTTTATTTTATCCAAATCTGATATTGTTGTATTTATTTTAAATGGAAAACCAACTACATTAGCTGTCTTATAACCCATTATAAAAGCTCCGTCAAAAAGTTTAAGTCCACTATCTTCTTTAACTTCTAGTGCTATATCTCTAAGTTTTTCATTATTACTTTGACTCGAATCAATTCCTAATTCATTGAAAGTATCTATAAAATTAATATCGTTTGACCCTTCTTGGTCTCCACGATTAATATACGCTCCACCACCAGGCCCATAGTTTGTATTTGCTCCCTTATTACCTATTGTTATTTGGAATCCATCATTTTCTACTGATAAAGATTCTAAATCCATAATTTCAAACGCATCATTGATAACAAAATTACCACCAATCATACTATTGTCTAATTGAATAGAACTATCAGTTCCAAGTGTAAATTGATTTGAATAATTTGAATTTGGATTATCAAAGTTTACTATATCTTCAGTTGTATTAGCATAAGTTACAATTTCTTGTTCTGTTAGGGAATTGAATTGTTTTTTATATTCTTCATTTTTTATCGGTAAAGTTGCTAATCTTATTTCCTTTTTACTATTTGATATTTGGTGAACATAGTATTTATAGTCTATTTCTCGTAGTGGTTTTCCTGTTGTTCTTTCAACAACACTACCATCAATCAATACATCATACTCACCAGTATAAATTTCGTTATTTTGATTTACTAAAACTGATTCACTACTTCCGGCTACCTCTCTTAAAAAATTAAATTGTATTTCATAATCTCCTGAAAAATAACCATTTCTTCTCATTATTATTCCTGGATTTATTTTAAACTCACCACTTTTATCAATGTATTTATTTATTTCATTAAGCCTTATAGAATCCAATAATGTTCCGTTGGTGTTAAAAATGTTCATTTCAATATAATCTCTTGATGATTTACCAAATTCTGTTCCTTCTTTTTTTCCAAGCGTAGTCTTTCTACCAAGAGAAATTATATCATAATCTGTATCTGATATATTTGTTTTATATTTTTTATTTAAAAAGTGTGCCATAATTAACCTGCATTATAAATCATTGGTGAACCTAATGGAATAGAATCTAAATCTTCTCTTTCAACTACTAAAATTTCTAATTCAATGTATGAAGACAAAAGTGTTCCCACATAAGAATTAAGAATTTCTTGTGTTGGAAATTGTCTTCTAACATTATTTTCTAAATAATAAACTTGTAAATAATTATCAATTTTCTCTTCGTCGGTACTGACTAAAACTTCATTCCAACCATTTGGTGCTATTATATCACCATTAACTAAATCAATTGTGTATCCGTTAGTTCTTTCATCTGGAGTTTTTCTTGATGGTGTTAATAGTGTTGGTGTTACTATTGTTCCATCATTATCTACATTTTGAAATAATCTTGGTTCTAATACATTGTCTTGTGGTTGATTAGCTAATCTAATGGTAGGTAATGATGTTGGTTGATTTACTAACTCATCTATTCTTGTATCAATTGTTAAATTAAATTTTTCACCAGATGAATAAACTGGATATTGATTTGGTTTGATAATATATTGGTCTTCTCTATCTAATCCAGCTCTTTTAAATGGTTCTTTTAATCTAACTTCATCATTAATATTTTCGAAACTTAACAAAGTCCCGTTTTCGTCAATTATATGATTTCTTATTTCATTATCAATTTGGTCTTGTTGAGCTTCATCAAGATATAAATTATATTCATCTTGTCTGGCTTTTTTTCTATCTTGATACCATTGATAGTTTTCTAATTCTTCTCGTGTGTAAGGCACTTGTTTACCTCGTTACTTTAAATATGTGGTCATTGTCTACAATATGTTCTACTCTTGTGTTTCCACTACCACTAACTACCTTGTAAAGAAAACGATAATGTCTTTCTGGTTGAAATGCGTTTAAATCTAATCTGAAAAAGTTTCCAGTTCCATCACAACTTAAGTAAGAACCTGTTGAAAATGGAATAATAACATCTTCTGTCAAAGCATCTCTAACTGAATATTGACTTTGGCTTGGAATAAATTTCACAGTTAAATTTTGTGAACTTGTTGAATAAGTTCTTGTTGGAAATCTTTCACGACCATATACTCTAAATTTAACTTTTGATTTTTCTTTATATTCTTCTCTTAAACCTGACATATAAACCATAACTTCATCAATATCATCTGCGTCCAATGTAGATAGTGAACCAGTATTAAATACTGAATCATCATATTCTACTTCTAACTTTGGTGGATAAATTGTATGTGTGTCTCTTGAAAAGAATGCAAAATGTCCAAGTCTATTCGTACTTCCCTCGTCTAATGAAGATGATGTATTACCTACACTACCAGAGCGTTTTACCATAAATCCTTCGTTTGCTATAGAACCACTTAACCATAGTTTAGTGATGTCAGTTACATCCATTCTCATATCAGTTGTTTCGTGATTAAACGATTGTGATGCTTCATACTGATTAAACCAAGTTCCACCAGTATTGTTTGAACCACTAACCCATTGTGTTCCAGTTGTTTCTCCGTCACGATATCTCCAAGAACAACCATCAGTAGTTGCTGGTTGGTCGAAGAATCTACCATCACCTTGAACCCAAGACTGACTTACTGGATAAGCAAATAATGATTGACTTGTTGTTAATTCTTTTGAGTTAGCGTCATATAAATTTAAATAATATCTTGCATTTTCAGGAATAATTCCTGCTACAATTGATGACGATATATCTGCTAAATCAAACTTTATTAAAGCTCTTGAAACATTTACAACCGAACCATCGGCGTTCATATCTTTACGAACTTCTAATATTTCATCTAACCCAGTATTTCTACTTTGAGTAGCACTACCTTCGTATAGTGTTGAATCTTTTTCTGCAAATGAAAAGAAATGCATTATTAGTATCCTCCTTGATTAGTGTTTGTTCCGACGACTTCTCCACGAATATCTTTTAGTGGAAACTTAAGTTCAAATATACTTGGGTCTAATGATGGATATAGAATCCCATTTTTTAGGGCTGTATCAACATCATATCCATTACCACTATATCCTTCTGATGTTTCAAATTTATTTACTATTTTAATATCAGTTACTGAAGCTACACCATCTACTAATGATATTTCATATCCTAAATCACTTAATACTATTGGTTGATTTATTTGCCAATTATCAATATTAAAAAATTCTGATACTCTTTCGTTTGCTAAACCAAGAACTTGTTCTTGTGAGAAGTTTGATTTAGTAATAATTTTATATTGAACACCTATGTTAATTATGTATCCGTTTTTAATATTTACTGCGTCAGTAATTGGTCTAAATCTTGTTAAGTAAGTTTTTAAATTTTGTTTTACTGCATCATTTACAAGTGATAACTTTCTATTAGAGTTATATCCCAATACATATAGGTTTAACGCTAATGGATTAGGTATTCTGTTTTGTATTTCTGAAAGTTGTTTACCAACATCTTCTTGTGTTATTTGATAACTTGATTGTGGTGTTCCACTTAGTTGGTCATCTTGAACTATATAAGCTTTTGCGATGTTACCATATTTGTCAGGTAATGCATAAGTTCTAATGATATAATCTTCTTTAGTAACTGCTCTACCTTGAGCTTGGAAATAAGCTTTAATATTTTCTCTCAACTCATCAACACTTTCTGCACCAAGACCACCTGACGATGCTTCTGGATTAGAAATTCTAACTGATTGTTTTACGGTGTCTAATGTTGATTGACTTAAGTTAGTAGAGTCTATTTCTAATGTGATACCAGCAATCTTATTGATTTCATCAACACCAACATTGTCTTGAATACCACCACCATATTGATAAGTAATTGATAGTGTTGTGTTGGAAGGTGCTAACCCGTAAGTTTTTGTTTTTAAAAAATTACTTGGGTCAAATGTTTCATAAATTTTTGAAGGACTATCTGGTAGATTAGAACCAACATTATCGGGATTTGGTATAATGTCTTCATCTGCATTATCACTAACTCCGGCTCCAAATCGTAATTCTGTTTTTCCATCTGGTCTTCTGTAAGTTGTAAATCTTCTTGATACTCTTTTTAATTTTAATAGATAAGGAACATCATCTGAGTATTGTGCTAATCCTGGGTCATTGTTTGAATTATTTTCTACTTCATCAAATACTGTATCTTGTGCTAAAGAATCAACTTCGTTCCAATTGTTTCCGTCTGAATCTACTACACTTATGATGTCTATAATATTAGTGTTTGATAATTTAATTCTTGAATATTTTTTAGCACCTGTAAAAGTAAAATCTTCACTTGTAATAGCACCACTTTGTGCTTGAACTTGTTTTTTTAACAAATAAAATGTTGGTGAATCATTACTATCGGTTTCAAATACCGTAGTAACTCTTGGTGAAGAAGTTGTGTTGTTGTATCTAAAATCACAACCTTGTATTGTTCTGAAAGTTACTCCGTCTGATGTTTCAACACGAGCTCCTACTGGAATATTTAATGCATAATCATAATCAGGTTCTATACTAGATGCTGTTCCTTTTGCTGGAACTAATTGAAATATATCTAGTGTTACTTGTGAAGGAGCTGTCAATCTTGGTTTATATCCAAATGTTTGAGCCATTGCATAAAGTGTTCTTAATTCTTCTGAATATCCTAATAAAGATTCTTTGAATTGTGAATCAACATAATATGACATAACATCACCAACATAAGATGCCATTTCAATAAACATCATACCAGGTGATGATTCGTTAAAATCTTTGTAAGTGTTTGGATAATATTGTTTTGAAAACTCAATCAAGTTATTTCTAATTTGAGAGAAGTCTTTATTTAAATACCTCACTTCTTTATTTACTTTTCCAGTTTTATTACTTCTGTATGCCATTACTTACTCCTAATATGTTCCACCACTAGTTGTTGTTGACTCTGATGTAGTGTCAAAATTTAATGTGATAGAATTAAATCTATTTGGTTCATAATTTAAAGAAAAATCAATATCTACTTTTGTTTCTGTTGGATTAGTTTCGTTTTGAATCACATCAACTTTTGCTATATCAATGTATGGTAACCAAGTAGACATTGCTTCTTGTATTTCTTGTTTTATTCTTTCAGTTAAATCTTCTGTGTATTGTTCAAATAATAAATCTCTTAAACGAGAGCCGAAGTTAGGTTGCATTATTCGTTCACCTTTAGCAGTTAATAAAAGGTTTTTTATATTAGAACCAGCTTGTTCTAATGTTGTTTCCGTTTGTGGAAATAAACCTGATTTTCCTCTGTTGAAAGGCAGTTTTAAACCGATACGAATATCTGGGTTTAAATCATTTTCTCTTGCACTTGCCATTATTTACCTTTTTTCTTATCAATAGCTTTTATTAAACCAGAATAGTCTCTTGTCAAAGCGTTCTTTAAGTGCTCTGGAGCGTCATCTGGATTCATACCGGCACTTTGTAATGTGCTTGCGGCCGCTACTTCTCGTTTAACTTCTTTATTCCCTAAACCACTGCCGTATCCTAACATCTCGGTCATGCGACTTGAATCAAAAGTTCCCCCGCCTAATGTTGGGTATTCTTCTTTTTGTTGAGCAGTTTCGTTTAGAATTTTATTAAGAACTGAATTGTCTGTAAACTTCTGTTCTTTAACTTTTTTCTTCTTAACTACTGGGGTTTCTTTGGGAATATTTGTTTCACTAATAAGTATATCGGTTATCTGTTTTTTAACCTCTTGTTTGACAACTTCTTTTATTAATGATACTAATTTATTCGATTTCATTTTTACTCCTAATCTGTTATAATATCAAACCTTAAAAAATCTCCTCTTGCAAATTTACTAATTACTTTTGTAAGTTTACCAAGTGCTACTGCAAAACCAACTGGGTCTGTTGCAATGTTCGGTGTTGCTTTTTCTAATCCTACTTGAGCTTCTTTATATTCATTTTCTAATTTTATAAACTCTTTGTTTTTAAGTGTAGGATTTAAATTTGTTACTTGACTTAAAGTTTTACTTGGGTCAATTTTTATATTGTTTAACTTTTGTTGTAATTGTCTTAGTTCTTCAAATTCTCTTTGTGGAACATTACCAAGTTTTTTAATTTCTTCAATACACCTTTGAATTTCATTTTTAATAGCTACAACAGGACCATTTCTTAAATTATCTAAAATCTTTTTGGTTTCACCAGTAAATATTGTTCCGTCTTTTTGATTGTGTTTTATTTCAACATTTTTACCAATAACTTCATTAAGTTCTCCTGATTGTTGTCTAAGAACTTGTTTGGCGTTTAAAACAATATAATCAGCATCCAATACAATTACTGAACCTTTAGTATAAATATCACTTAAATCTGGATTTGGATTTTTTATTTCTTGACTACTACCTCTACCTTGAACATATATTGAAGCTTCATCTTTTTCTAAATCGTGTTTTACTGGTTCATTTACTTCAAGTTCTTCGGTGTTGTGTCCGGCTACTATTTGAACACTTGGAACTAAATCGTTTTCACCAATTTTTATAGAACTAGCATATCTACCAGTTAAAACTAAATCACCACGATTAGCTTCTATGTTTCTTTGATATCTAAAATCTTCATCTGTTGTTTGTATAGAAATTTTTGTGTTGTTTCTATCACTTAGTCCTGTTTTAATATTATTGTTTGGATTGTTTTTTATATTGATAATATCACTATAATAAGTTTGTCCAAAATAATTTACACATACAACATTTTCACCAACAACAGGATATCTTTTTATTTGTGTATCTATTGGCAGTATGTGGACACCATCACCTAAAATTTGTTGGTCTTTATTGTTACACCAACTTCCTTTTATAGCTCCGTAATATTTGTAGTTTGGTTTTCCATTAGATTTTTTTGGAAGTTTATTTTTATCTAGTAAAACTTCTTTTACTTCTAGTGGTTCAAGTTCATAAAAATCATATTCTCTTGAATCCATTATTCTATGAATATCAGAGTGAATTCTTTGAACTTGTGAATTACCAAAACTTGTTATGTTTGATGATTTGGTTTTTCTTCTTTCGGCCATTTTATTGTTTAGATTCTATATCTTTTCTAATTTTATCAGATGTTTCTTGCAAATCTTTTGTATCGTGTTCTAATATAGTGTTCATAATATCTTGTTTTTCTATTTCAGATAAACCAAATTCACTTTCTGCTTCACCCTTACTTTCTGCAGAAATAATTTTCTGAACAATGTTAGCTAACTTTACTAATAACTCATCATTACGAACATTGATTTCTAAATACTCTTTAATCATTGGAACTATCTGAACAGCTGTATCTCCGTCTTTAATCATAGAAGTAATGTTCTTAGTTAAGACATCTAATTGTTTTCTGTTGTAGTTTTGATTTTCGTAAATATCTTGAAACAACGACGATAATGACTTTCCTTTAAATATTTCATAATCGTTTGACATAATATAATCCTTTAACTATAAATATATGGAAACAAAAAAAGGGAACAAAATAAATTAATACTTTGTCCCCCTTTTCAGTTTAAGTAATATGTAGGAAATATTACTTATTATTTCGCGTTCCTACTTACGAATTAGACCTAATAATATCACTAATGTGATGAAACCAGCAAAACCGCTTTCACCAAACATATTAACAAGTGACATTAAATTAGCTATAACATCTAACCCAAATAATCCGCCTTGGAATATAATTCCTGCAACGGCACCCAGGCCAATAAGAGAAATAAGAACTGACATTAAGTCGTCTACATATCCCTTTATTAATTTAATGATGTCTTTCATAGTTTGTTTCCTCCGTATTGTGAACAAATATACCCCACATACGCGGGGTAATCCTAAATAACTATCTATATTTATTAGTTATGAATAACAAAAGACCCAGTGGTCTTTGTGTCAATGAATCCATTTACTTGAAATTCCTTGTAAATACCTTTCTGATACTTTTTCATTACATTGATAACTCGTGTAATGTGTTGTGTGTTTGATTGTGTCATTTCTCTAATTAAGATGTATAGAGCTTTTTTATTAAACAATTCTATATTACCTTTGATTCTAAAAATATGTAATACTGCATCAGCAACTCTTACATCTTTTTGTCGTCTAAATATTACATTCATATTGTTATCCCAATACTCTAACATCTGTTGAACAAACTCATTGAACTCTTGGTTTGTATTTTTTTGAGAAATCTCTGTTTGAATACTTCTATCCCAATCCATAACATCAATCTTGTCGTGTGTTTTCATTTTTTTATAATTGTTGTTGTTATGTAGGATTAAATAATTTTTAGCCACGATACTAAAATATGAAAATGCTTTTCCTTTACCTGATGTAAACTTATGCATATTCATAACTAAAAAACTTACTACTTCATTTTTAACTTCTTCTGATGAAACATCAAAATAATAAAACTTAAATGTGTGAATTATGTTTTCACATAATTTATCAAAAGCATCTTTTATGTGGTCGTTGTATATTCTATTTCTCATAGCAGGTCTTTCTTCGTTGTTATAACGAATAATTGCTTTTTCTGTTACATCTGTAAAGTAATAATTTTTTCTCTTACGGCCCATTTAGTTCTCCTCAGTAATTTCTGTTAATTCCTCAAGTGATTGAACTTCTTGTTTTATTTGTTCAAACACTTGACCCACCTCATCATCAACTTCAAAGTATCCTTTGTAATCAATCTTTCTAATATTTGTATTTACTTCATTAATCTTATCAATATAATCTTCAACCCAATCCTCAAGTTGTTCTTGTTTAACCAATAAGTTATAAACTGCATAAATTAATGATACTGAAAGTATTACAAAAAATCCTAATGTTATTTCTAATATCATTTTTTATCTCCAAATAATTCATCAAATAAGTCATTAGATATTTTACCAGGTTTATCTTGTAGTTCTACTGGTTTATCATTACTACCTAAAACTTCTTTGATGTTTTTTATTTTTTCAAATGTTTCTGTTTCTTCTTTTTCAATTGATTCTTTTGTTAAACGACCCTCTATCTGAGCGGCCATCATATCAGCTTGATGAAGAATATATTGTATTGTAGAACGAAGTTGAAACTCTGATTTATACGCTACTAAATAATTTTTATTTGCTTCTTCATACATTCCGTCTGTTAATCTGATTCCGATAAATTCTTTTTTAGTAATTGGTATATTATAATGTTGTAGTAAAAAGAAAGCTCTATCTGTTACTGACATATATTCACACTTTGGATTGTGTGTAAATATTTCCCCCATATTCTTTCTTCTCCACTCGTTGTCTTGTGGAATATAATAGTCGTGTTGTAAATCACCAACTTTACCTAAGTCGTGATGTAGAGCTGAAAATACTAATTCTTCATCTGTAAAATCTATTTTACAATTACTTTGTTCCCACAACTCTTTCACTTTTAATGAAAAATCTACCACTCTTAATATATGGTCTACATAACCACCTAACATTGCGTTATGATAGTGTTCTTTAGCACTTGCGGGAGCCATCATAAATCTATCTTTCATATCATCATACATCTTTAATACTTTTTCTTTCCTATCACCAGTAATGTGAAGTTGGATTGTATTAATTAATGAATCATAATTCTGTTGTATTTGTTCTGCTGTAAGTTCTCTCATTTTACCACCATTGGTTTTCTTTATCATTAAAAGTCGGGTCTTTTAATGAATGTTCTAATTTTTTACCATTTTCCCCGAGACCACCTGCGTCATCAACTATCTTTTGTATTTCATCTCGTCTTTCATCAGGTATCCATAGTCTTGTAAATTCTTTTGTAGGGTCATCTAATACACCTTTACTCATACACCACAATCTAATCTTCTCCCAAGAGTTACTTAAAAATAAATTTGGGTGTGAGTTATGAAGTAAATTTTTCTTATATCCGTTTCCTTGTAAAATGTGATACAACCACTCTACACCAGATTTTGTATTCTTAACTTGTTTCTTTTTACTATCTAGTGCACTAATTAAATCACCAACTAAATTTTCTTCAAATTGTTTATCGTGTTCTGGTAAAGTCCAATCTAATGTTTGTCCAACTGATACATTGTCTAACATTTCTTTAAATGATTTTTTATCTTTAAAGTATAAAGGATAATCTTTACCCAATACATGCTCGTGTGTATCGTGTTTATAAGTTAAACTTGGTCTACCAACTTTAATAGCATCTTGGACTGATAAATTCCAAGTCATATAATCATCTACTAAACATAAACTTGCAAAACATTTGTCCAATAGATAACGATAGTTTCCGCCACTTGGTAAGTTCTTAACCATCATCCAATCTGGTGCTGGTGCACCTGCTTTAGGTTTTTTAGCTTCATCATCAGTTACCCAAACTAACCACTCATCTCTATCTAAATCTTCTGTAAACTTAATTAATTTTTTTATACCGGTTGTGTTGTTCCACCTATGGTTAAATACTAAAATCTTTTTATCCGGTAATGGAAATGGTTCTGGGTCAGGTAAATCTCCAACACCTAATGGAAAGTAATTTATTTTTTCTTTCATTACTTCTTCATCAACACCTTTTGATGTATGTTTATTTTTATCCCAATTAGATTTCATATAATCTAAACTAACAGGACAATGGAAGTAAGAACGATAAGATAAATCAATGGCTTCTAATTGTCTAAAAAATCCAACAGGATAGCCACCAGTTGGTCTACTCTTTGCACAATCAACCCAATGGAAAAAGTTAAATGACTCTACTGACATACCATATCTACCAGTTAATAATGCATTATAAACATTGTATAATAATTCTGGTTGATGATTGAACACAAAATCAAAATCTTTTGCTCTCCAATCTGTATGTTTGACTAAGTGTCTTCCGTGAAAGAACCCACGATTAAACAATACTGATTGAGCATAAGGAAATGGAACTAATGTTACATTGTCTCCTAAATCTGGTATTGTGTGATTTTCAGGGGTTAATATTGTGTGATGACACATAGGTAGCCATTTAATAGTTTTGGCCATTACCTTGTAGTTTGAATCTGCGTGAACGATATGTTTACTACCTTTCCACCTGACTGGTGACATTATATGTAGTATTCGTCTTCCGTATAGTTTGTGTGTATAACCTGTTTTCATAATAAATTTTTAATTGTTAATTATTCTACTAGTAATAAATATCATTTAACTTTGTCAAAATACAAAATATTTTTTCCAATGTCAAGAACTTTTTTAGTTATCAGTAATAAATGTAATATCTTCGTTTAAATTTGCTTTTTTAATTTTAGCATCTGTAAACTTGTATGGTTTAGTTCCTGGCGATTCCAAGATATCAATACGATTTACAAATCGTTTGTTCATTGTATCTTTAACTTGGTAAACTCCGTCTTTACCACTGGTTCCACTCAATACAATAAAGTCTCCGTAATCTAACCAACCACCCCAACGCTTTAATAAATTACGACTAACCGCAACATACTTGTATTCTGATGCTTTGTGTATTGTAATCTTAGTTCCGTCTGCTAATATATTTGGTGTTCTATCAGTTTGACCTCTTACTGGGTGATACATTGTAACCACAACATCAAGTCCGTCTAATCTATAACCATTTTCTAATTCATCAATTCTTAATTGCAATCTAACTCTATCGTCTTCTAGACTATCAATTGTCTGTAACCAATATTCACGATATCCTTTAAATAAATCTATCCAGATGTATCCATTGAATATCATAAAGATTGTTAAAAATATAATAAAATATTTTTTCATAATAAACTCCTGTGTTCTTATTATCTTAAATATTAATATATGTCAATTTCGTCATCAGTTTCAAATTCATCATATTCTGACTCACCTTTGATAACTCTTGTTGCTTCTTCTACTAATGACCAATCTTCTCTTTCAATCGCATCATAAAGTAGTTCTAATACTTGTTGTTTGTCAATTTCCATTTATAACCCAACCTTTCTCCAAATAAGGAATAGCTTTTTTATACTTCATTGTTAAAGTTTCTTTGTCTTTTGTAATTGTAACTTTTTCGTTTCTACCAATCTTTATTTCGGTTCTACGAAAACTTTCTCTTTTAAATTCTCTATCGTAAATAGTCTTACCATTTAAATGGTCTATCTCGTGTTGAACACAAACTGATTCTAATATTAATAAATCATTATCAACTTGATTATCTTTTTCTGGACCAAATATCATTGTTCCCTCAACATTGTCTGCTTCAACTTCAATTCTTTCATATCGTTTTGTTGTAACCATTTTGTCTGGTATAGATAAACAACCTTCTTTATAAATTATTTCTTTTTGTTTTTTCGTAATAACAGGATTTAATAAGAAAAAAGGATTCGTAACATCAACAACACAAACTGATTTATCTTCACCAATTTGATTAGCTGATAATCCTAACCCACCCTCTTGTTTTAATGTTTTAAACATTTCAACAGCTAACTTTTGAGCAGTCTTTAAGTCTGTTTTCTTTGTTGGTGTAGTTAATATATCATTTGGATATACTACAATTTCTTTTATCATATAACCTCTATTTAAATTTCTTTACTATTTTCTTGGCTTTTTCTAATTGTTCTTTTGTCAGAGTTAAGTCCCAGGCAATATCATCACCCTCTTTCATATAAACGGCTGGTTTAAACTTTATATCTCTTTTGAGTTTTAAAGTATCTCTAATTTCTTTATAGATTTCCCAACTCGGTATATGCATTCTCCATAGACCTTCACCCACACTCCAAGTTTTTATTTTACTTTTCATAACTTTCCTTAATAAATGGTTGTATCGCTAATTCCTTGTGTTTAGCCTCCACCATTACATCTACCTCTTTTCCATAAGTATTAGGAAGTTCATTTATTATGTCAGAATGTGCTTGTGGTTTAATTGACTCATCTAATTGATGTTCTGCTTTTGATTCTGAATAATGAACTACTGGAACAATATCTTTTGGCCAAGTTGATAGAGCCATTTCTAAGGCTTCTTGTTCTGTTTGTCCACCTGTATTAAACTTAAAGTGGTGATAATCAAACACAATAGGAATACCAATTCTTTTGTGAATACCCTCGTATAAATCTTTTACTGAATACATAGAAGCTTTGTCGTCGTTTTCTACGGTAAGTCTTGTTTGAACATTCTCTGGTAGTTGTTCAAAGTTTTTACAAAATCTATCTAACGCTGATTCCTTATCACCATATACCCCGTTACAATGTATATTGAGTTTGTTGTATGGTGTTCTTGATAAACCCATAAAGTCAAATATGTCTGCGTGGATAGTCAAATCTGTGATTGTGTTCTGAATTACATTTTCGTTTGGTGATACTAATACATTGAAAGGCCCCGGGTGTGAAGTTAGTCTATGTCCATACTTTGTTGCTAAATCTCCACAATCTCTTAGTATGTTTTTAATCTCTTCTATGTTTGGAAAGTTATCCCAATCTTGATAATACTCAGAAGCCCAAGGAAACATTTCAGATGATAAACGAAAGAACTTAATATTGTTTTGTTCGTTCCACTCTATAATAGAATATAAGTCTGTTACATTTTGTAGAACTAATTCTGATGTATACTCCAAACCTTTCTCTTGGAAAGTTCTTTTAATCATTGTTCTGTTCGTGGTAATTCTGTCATCACCCTTACGAGAGTTCAATTCTGTGTTGATACATGCGTAACCTAAATTCATACTTATAATATAACCTATTTATTCCTATTTGTCAAGAGCTTTTTTAAAAGTTTTTTCAATCCAATAAATAACTACCATAACCTGTTCTTCTAATAGTGTTCCTAAACCCCAACTTAGTGCTGGAAATACTATTAAAAAAGGTATCCACCAAAAGAAATATGCTAATAAATATACAACATATAAACTAAATAGTGCTGGTAAAAATCCTATTGTTATTAATTTAAAGTCTTCTTGTTTTAAGTTTAATTTCATACTAACCTCTTTCTACTATTTCTTTTATTTGTAATAAATGATTGATTCTATGTTTGGATTCAATATCTTGATTATAACTTCTGTCAAAGACAATAAAGTTATCTTTGTCCTCTCTATTCTCTATCCAGTATTTGTGATTAACAGGTGAATCATCAATTAAATAATCTATGTCTTCAATCCATTTATACTTACCTTTTGCAAATATAACTTGTTTTGGATTTAAATTATACTTTCCTAACCAAGACAAAGTGTAATGTCTGTTTTCAGGAACTTGTGAAGTAACTATTATTAACTCGTGTCCTTCTCTTTCAGCCCATTTTTCAAGTGTCCAAAAGGCTGGAACTGCCTCACTAAAAGGAAGTGCTTCTTGAAAACATTGTTTACAAAATTTTTCTTTATAGATTTCTTTTATTTGTTCTCTTGATAAATCTGTAATGTCATCTTCAAATTTCCAAGTTGAAATACTTTCAGGTATTTTAGCGTTTGGATACTCTTGTCCAACAACACTTTTAAATGCTGTGATAAAATCTCTTATCACTCCGTCTACATCAATTCCTATTCTCATTATGCTTCTCCTAACTCGTTAGATATTTCTGCAACAAATTTCAAACCTTTGTCTGAAAAAAATAAGTAATCATATAAAGTGTGATTACCAGAAGTAGTCCAATTGAAATTCATTTGGTGTTCTACTTTTGGCATTATACTTGCAAAATTATCATAACTTATTTCTTTATCAAGATAATATTCTAACGCTATTTTTAATGGATGTTTTTTATCAAATTTTCTTTTTATTTCTACCATCATCTCTCTCCATATAAGTCAAATGTTTCTATCACTGGTTCAACTTCTACCCCGTCATCAATCATTATCACACCTTTTTTAGCATCAATGTGAAAGTCTGATACCTTGTATTGTAAATAAATTGAATTAAGTGCATCTGTTAAAGATGTAAACAATACATCTGAACCTTCTACTTTCCACCTATCTCCTGGTGGTTGTCTAAATGCTATTTCTTTGTCTGCCATAATCTTACTCCACTAAGTTTGTTACTTGAATTAATATAATTGCTATTGCTAATATAATACATATAAAAGTTTTTAGTGTTGGTATTTCATCTAACATAGTCCAACTCATAATACCAAACACAATTGTTCCTACTCCGAATCCTATCATACGCATATTCCAAGTGAAACCAAAATACTCATAACATAATTTTGTTGCTATAAAAAAAGCATATCCAACCGGTATCCCGAATATTGACATATAATATGGATTGTTCCAAAATGCACTTTCAGTCCATTTGAATTGTGCATTTAATTGATACCACGCCACAATATTACTTACAATTAATATTATGATTGCTAAAAAAAGCTTGTTCATTTATTTTTTTCCCCGATATTTACCTTTGGTAATAATAAAAAGGAAGAATGATATACCCCGTCAACTACCAATTTTTTTCACCACATAATTTACTATTTTTTCCCCAACATTTACTTTCGTAAACTTTTCCATACCCTCGAAACCTGGTGCAGAATTTACTTCACAAATTGTATAACTTCCTTCATTGAATAATAAGTCTACTCCTGCAATATCTAAGTTTAATAATCTAGAACACTCACCTGCTATCCACTCGATATCTTCATCAACTTGATAAGGAATCGCTTCTCCACCTCGTGTGATATTGGCTCTAAAGTCTCCGTCAACTGATTGTCTCATCATACAACCAACTACCTTTCCGTTTACTACTAACACTCTTAAATCTTTTCCATAAGAATCCTGAATAAACTCTTGTAAAATAATATTATAACTTGGTTTAGTTAATTCTGCCATTTTTATCAGTTGTCTAAATTGTTTTCTGTCCTCAACTAAAAATACTCCACTACCATATGAACCACTTAAAGTTTTTACTATCATTGGATACTTTAAATTCTTTTCTATTAGTTCCAGATTAATAGGATGTTTTACTAACATAGTCTTTGGAACTGGTAAATTTGATTGTCCTAAGATTTGTTGTGAATATAATTTATCTTTAACATTATCTATAGCATCACTTCCGTTAATCATTATAACACCTAGTCTTTCCATATGTCTGATAATAGCTTTAATAAAGTAAGTTGTTCCAGAACCTGTTCTTGGTAATACGAAATCAGGTAAAGGTCTTGTTTTACCCTCAACGATTATAGATTTCCTATCATCTCTATCTACAAAGATATCTACATCTTGTGGATTAACTACACGAATATCTACTCCTTGTTTTTTAAATTCATCTACAAGTCTTTGGACTTCGTGGTTTTCACCTAATTCTTTTTTATGTATTATCCAACCTGTTAAATTCGCCATAATCTATCTTCCTCTGATTTGTCAGGATTGGTATCCTCTGGTTTTAATTCTTTAATGTATTCTAATAATGTATCATAATCACTATCACTTAATAAATCAGATATATGGTCAATGTATTCTAAGGCACTTTCTTCTCCACCACTTTGATATTCGTGAAGTGTTTTTCTTTTAAACCATTGTATATTTAACCAACTCTCATTCATTTGTTTTCTGTTTCCCATTGTTCTCCGAAGTGTCCTATTGGTCTTCTTATTTCATCTTCTACATCATACTTTCTTGTTACATAATATAATAATATAGAACCTGGTTCTAACGCTTTATATCCGTGATAAATACCTGGTGTTATCTCTAATACTTTTGGATTCTTATCTGAAAGATATTCAAACTTACAACCATCTTCTTCTGTTGCTAATCCTACTTTAAATGAACCTTTTATACATACCCAATAATCTGTTTGTAGATTATGTTTATGCCATGCAACAATATGACTCGTATTATTTACATACGAAACATTTACTTGTCCTGGTAAAATATCAAAGACATCTAATAGTCTTTGTGCTC